TCACTTTCTTTTTAAACCATTCAAGATGCTGCTGGGTATTAAGCACTTTGTATTTTGTGCCAACAATTGGCAGCTCAAAGTGAACGTACCCAAAGGGCGCGGCGTTTTCCGGTAAAGCAACAAGCAACGCCAAATCGATTTGCGCCAGAAGCCAATCTTTAAAACTTGCATAGCCTTCTAAATCTTTGCTCATTTAAAACCTCGCGCTTGTTTAATTCGATGGCATCGTTTGTGGCTGACTTTCTTATCGCCTCGGTGTTTACCGCAGATCTCGCAATTGGGAGTGGCTGGAAGGCCGCCACTCGATCGCTTTGCGCGTTGCAACTCCTTACCGTAATCTCTCAGCCTGATTAGTCTGGTCATCTTGGCTATCCAATAGTTCTTTCACGTCTGCTAGTGCGCGTGTTCCCATGTCGATTATCAAATCGTCAGTGAGCATATCGAAGGCTTTGTTGCGGTCGTCCACGTTCTCAAACTTAAAACGCTGTGCGCTGATGTCCAGCCGTTCGTCCTGTGGATCGAACCACACCATTACCATCGGGTGGCCTTCTTGTTCGTCCGTTACTTTCATCGCAACGAACTGGTGGCCTTCGTGTATAACTTCTTTGCAAAAAATACTCATTAGTCTTTCCGGTATCTGTAGGCTTCAAATCCGGCCGCCGCTAAAGGCAAGCCGTCAGCCCATTGGGGTTTGTCCACCATCAAGGCGGATAGGTGATCCGCGTTGTAGTGGGGTTGGCCAGGGGCTTCGGCGATGATCTCGTCGTGAACCGTCAAAACGATTTCATAACCGGCAACCTCAATTGGTGCCATGCTCGCCGCCAGTACGTCGCGGGCAACTGCCTGTGTGACGTTCTCCGCCAGCTTGCCGCCGTAGGTTTGCAACGACGACCACTTGCGCGAATACTGGTTGATCCCTTTGTAGGTGATCTTGCTGTCCCGCATCTGCGCGCTGGGGTAGCACAGGCAGCGGCCGCTGGGTAAACGGATTCGAAGCCAGGCGCCGTCACATCGCACAACCAAACGGCGGCAAGCGTAGGACGTGCCTTTATTGCTAAGGGCAACAATCACCGAGTCTTGCAGTTCTGCCCAGAACGCCACCACGTTTGGGTGGGCGTTGCGCCAAGAGCGTTTGAAAGCGTCGCACGTTTGCCACGCGCGGCTTGATAATCCAAAGGTGGCGTTGCGTTTGACCGCGTAGCCGTAACCTCTTGCGGTTTCTGCCTTGATGTCGTCCGGTATCGTTGACCAGGCTTGATCGCCCATCGCTTCAAGGTCGATGCCGTAGGCAGCGGCGAAGGTTAAGAACGCGCCGACACCGCCTTCGTAGCCAAGCGCCAGCTCTTGCACTTTACCGACTTGGCGATCGTCCTTGGTGACGTCTTCGGGCTTGATGCCAAACGATTTGGCATAGGCGAGTTTGTACAGATCGTGGCCGGTGCCTTGGTCAAAATCTTCAAAGGCTTTGATCTTCCAATCTTCCCCGGCAAGCCAAGCCAACACGCGGCCTTCGATGTTGGATAAATCGGCGACCACTAGCTTTTTACCTTCGGGTGCAATTAGGCAACCGCGAATCGCGCTACTGGTCAATTGCATCACGTCGTCGAAGATTAAATCTTCGCTGTCCGATTTCATGGCGGCGATGCCTAGATCGATTTTGTCCTGCTTTAAAACAGGGCGCGGTAAATTCTGGGGTTGAAACAACCGACCGGCCCAACGGCCTGTCCGACTTGCACCGTCAAACTGCAAGGTGCCGCGCAATCGGTCGTCGCTACTGACACCGTTAATTAGGGTGCGGTATTTAGCGGTGCTAGTTGAACTCGCCGCAACACGGATCGCCAACAACTCGCGCAACTCCACCGGTAAACTGGTGTCGTTGATCCTGCGCTCTAATGTTGATTGCTGCATATCCGGCAACTCAACGTCATAGGCTTCAAGCAAATGCTTTAACAATGCGTCGCGTTGGGTGGCGGCTTGCACTGCGCCGCCGGTCATTTCTTGCACGCGCTTGGCGTGTCCTTTCTGCGCGCGGTCTACTGCACGGATCGCAGCGCGGGCCAACTCAACATCCACCATCACGCCGCGATCGTTGATCTTTTGATCGAGGTGCCATAGCGCCAACTCGTCGCCTTGGTAATTCCAGATTGGCATTTTCTTTTTAATCGCACGCATGGCTTCAATGTCGCGGCCCGCGTAGGCAACAAATTTTTCCCATTCGACTGGGTGGGTTTCGCGCGTTGCGCGGTGGATCTTGCTGCTGGTAGGTCGCGGTTTACAGAACAGCATCACTAGCTGTCTGCCTTCCTTATCCTTCGCCTGGTCAGCATCGACGCCCAAGATGTCGCACAGATCACCTAAACCGCCAGGTAAGGAATGGGCCATTGCTTGCACCATCGTGTCGATCCAGCGGTTTGGGTAGCGTGCAATAAAGTAGCCGCGGTGTTTTAACACCGTTCTATCAAAGCCGGTGTTATGCGCGCACACCGTGGTGGTTGAACTACGAAGCGCGAGGTCTAACTCTGCGGGGATCTGCAAGTCTTGTGTGCAATCCCATACCTTGACCGGGCCTTCGTCGATCGCGTAGGCAAACAGCAGTATCTCTACGTTTTCAGCGTAGCGATGTGCGCCGTTTTTAATCGGCGTTTCGCAATAGGTTTCAAGGTCAAGGTACAAGATGCTCATTCACTTTCTCTATCAGGATTCAATTAACAAGTAAGACAACACCAGGGTGGTGCTTAAAAACAAAGCGGTCAGCAAACGAAACAGCGTTGTGCGTTCTGTCGCGTGCTTAAGTTCCAAGTCATACGTGCGCAAAACATCTTCAAGATCTTGGTTGCTCATGGTTAATTCTCAGCTAAGTAGTTGGATTCGGCTTTCGTCTTTCGGCTTGTCACCGATTGATGAGATCATGTTGGCAGCAACGCGCTGGGCGGGGGTTGCCTCATCCCCACATAGCACAGGCTCGCATACCGCGCTGACCGAAACTTCGCCGCTCTCGTTGTCTTGAATGGTGATGACGATCAAGGCCATGAGATCACCACAAATCTGCTTCTGCGGTTGCACCTTCTGCGATGTCGTCGAACTCGTCGTCTTTCGCAGTACCATCACCGGCGAAGGCATCTCCGTCTTTAACAAACTGGATACCGCGAAGGCTGGCATTGATGCGCTTGCCGTATTTGTTGTCCTGCGCCCATAGTTCGATAGAAGCGTTGACGTAGCAACCCGCGTACGGTTTGCCGTCTACTTGGTTCAAAGGCGTTTTGTCTTTATCGATGACCAGCGGGCGTGTCTTATTGCGCGCGCTAATGTAAAGCATCCCTTGGAAGCCTTCGTATTCAGACTTCAAGTCGCCGTTGTGCAATGCGGTTTTATCGCTTGCAATAATGCGCTTCATGTTCTCTTCGGCTTTTGCGCCCCATTTTTCACGGGCGACTTCTTCGATCGCGGCTTTGATTGCTGGGATCTGTGGATCTTTAGGATCGATCAAAAGCGCAGCGGAAAAAGCCGGTTCACCTTCACCGTTGACTGTCTTTGCTTCGAACAATTGTGGGAACGCCAAACGGGCGTTGTTGATTCTTAGAGCCATGTTGATTACCTCATTTAAAAAATAGTGGATACATCTGTTTAACTTTTTTGGTGGCGATTCCGATGGCGCGTTGCCGCGCCAAAGGATCGTCAGCCGTGTTCTTCACCCGTGCCGCGTCCTGCAATAGCTTTCTTGCTAGTGGCGGTAAGAGGGTTGACTCTTGCGGCACGGGTGCGGTCATACCAAGTCCTCGAACGCTTCGGGTTGCGCTAGGTTCTCGAACTCATCCTCGGCCGCTTGCAGTACCAACGCGGGCCGTTTGTCTGATGCGGGCGCAACACTGGGTTTGCCTTGCGCTTGGGTAATCATTGACTGCAACTTAGGCCATTGACGCGGGCCGATGGTGCCGTCTTTGAAGGCTTCCTCCGCTGACGTTGGGCTTATCAATTTCAAGTCGTACATCACGTCTTGTTTGATCCGCATCTTTTTCATTTCAGATTCGACTTCGGCAGCGTCGCCCCATGCTCTTGCACCTCGGCGACCTTCAACCAGTTTGAAACCTGGCACGTCACGTCCGGCAAACAGCTCGGCTTCGGCTTGCGCCCGTATGCCTTTGCACCAGCTTTCGATGAAATCCATCGATGCAAGCAAGTTGCCAATTTGATCGTTAGTTAATGCGTCGCTGGTTGCCGCTTCAATTTGCGGCGCGATTGGCGCGTCCAGATCGACAAACTCGTCGGTGATGGTTTCCATCACTTTCTCTGTGAGCGCAGCGCATTTGCCTTTCGCTTTGCAAAAACCGCATTGCTTTTCACCAGGCCAGTAGAAACCGGATTCGCTGGTCTGGCTTAAGGCTTTCCCTGCCGATTCGCTGGCCAGCTTGCAGATCTCTTGGATCCAGCCTTGGCCGGTTATCCAGCGATCAATGTGGTCGATGCGTGGTTGGCAGATAATCAATTCGATTTCGTCGAACTCTTCGCAAAATGCCCAATGCTCAATGGCACCGGCTGCGTAGAGTCCGAGTTGCAAATTGCTTTGTGCGTCTACCTTTACACCTCGGCCATATTTCAAATCGATGATCGTCAACTTGGTGCCGTTGATGATGACCGCGTCGGCTGTGCCTTTGGCACCAGCTTCGCTGGTGATGTGGCCGATGCTATACTTTTGCTCGACGTACAGATCACCGGCTTCGCCGCGTACCAAATCCAGATAGACTTGGACGTTCTCGACCATCTCATGGTTGACGTGAAACAGGTTGTAGCCGCGTGGCAAAGCCTCGTCGCCTTTCACCCAGATCTCGCCTTCGCTATGGACGGCAATTGTTTTGTTCAGGTATTCCTTGGCATCAACGCGCTCGATCAAACAGGTGGACGCTAGGAAATGCGCCGCGCTGCCTTCGTCTGCGAATTGGCTTGAGGTGTCTGGTATCCCTTCGGATAAAAAGACACTGCCAGGGCATGGGATCCAGCGGTGTGCTGCGCTGGGGCTAAGTTTGGCGTGTGCCATTACGGTTTCTCCAGAATAATTCCAGCACGGGCTAGTAACCACGGCCATTTTGTAAAAAGCACACCAACGCCTTTTGGCAAAGGGGGGTTTAAGTTCTTTGCTTTTTTACCGATTCCTTCTTTGCGCCACTTTTTCATGCGGCCTCGCAAGCCGCTACGACTGCGGCGAAGTCTGACTCTTTGACTTCTGGCAGTTTGGCTGCGCCGAAATTTTTAAGCACTTCAATGGCGGCATCGCGGCCTTTAGCTTTGGCCAATTCTTGAATGGCCTTTGCTGCTTGATCGTAAGTAACGCCTTCCGCCTCGGTAGCTGGCTGCTCATCTTCAGCTTTTGCGCTACTTTTGGCGGTTTTCTTGGCGGCGACTTCGGGCTTTGCCGGATAGGCTTCGGCCATGTCGCTGGCAGTGTTTTCACCCACCGCTGCCTGGGGTTGGTTGACCTCGCCACCATCACGGATGGCGAGAGTTGGTGCGCTTCCAGATTGCAGGAAGGCAAGGAGGCTATGAAGAGCCGCTGTATTTTCTTGAATCGCTTGTTCTAATGGCATGATCTGTCCTCAATAGGTTAATAAAAATTTGCTGATGGCTCTGGCTTGACCTTCCGGTAAATGCGAGGCCCGAAGGTTCACAACAAGAGACTGACTCCAGCCTTTTTCCGGTGCTGGAGGACACCGGCCAAAACCATCACGGCTGGCGACTGCCGGTTACCGTGTACCCGGTGCGTCGGATATTCCAATCGCCATGCGTGATGGTGCTTGTCTTTCCAAGCTGTCATGATGGAGGTGTGTTGTTACACTAAAAGGCTATTGTCCCTTTCTGTCCGTCCGGCCAGGCCATTCCCGATACCGCTTCCCGTCACCATGCCCGTCTTATCGGCTCGTACATGGTTCATTAGCATCGGCTTCGTTTCAAGAATTTCGCCCCCGCATATCACCTACTCTTTAAAGGATGGCTACTACTAAGCCTACCTCCCTAACCATCACGGCTGGCGACTGGTGGGATTCGAACCCACATCAACCAAGTTTTAGCGCTAGACCTCATAGGTAGCTAACCTATCTACAATCGCCATGCGTGATGGTGCTTGTCTTTCCAAGCTGTCACCTGTTGCGTGTAACCAAAGAACCCCAAGCAGGCGGGCCGTGTTAAACATGTAGCTGGCCTTTTACATCGCCAGCGCGGATGTTTCCCGATTCGTTTGGTGTGGAATTTTTCAGCCACCCAGGGCCACCAAACGCCAAGACTGCTCATGCCTTTTTCGGGTGCATGAGGACACCCATCGAGATCTTTACTTTTCGCCTTTCGCCGCTAGGACGTACAAAACTTGGTTATCAAACTTTCGTTTTATCGCGCCTGGGTATTGGGGCTTTTCGCCTTGGTTCCAGTGATCCGCGCCTTTGCTAACTGTGGTTTTTGGCTTGTCCAAAAGCTGCTTTGACAAAACCTTGTAGTACTCCAACATCTCGCGCGGCGGCTGTTTCCGTTTAACGCCGCGCAGTTGGCAAAGGTTGGTGTCTTCGTCTTCGGCTTTAGATATCGCTGCCTGGCCGATTGCGACCGCGTGTTCGATTGAATGACCTGCGGTTTCTGCATAGATGATGCGAGATAAACAATGAACATCCCCTGCAAAGGCTTTTGATCCTGAAAGCAGGGCCGCCGCCACTACAAAATAAACCGACTTCATTACGGCAACCCCATGATCGCGGTGAATAAGTCCGCTACCAGGTACAAGAGATATAAGGCGGTAATGCTAGACACCAAGATAAGAGCGAATAAGACTTTATAAATTCTTTTTTCAAAGGTGAACCAATCCATTACTGCCACCCCATGATCGCGGTGACTGCAACCAACGCGATGAAAGCAACAAGGCCCTGATAAAGTCTTAATTCGGTCTTAGCGTCGGCCACTTCCTGCTTTGATGTCGCCATGAAACGGTTGATTGCGTCGCTTCTGTTTTGTTTATCGGCGTCGATTCTTTTCAATTTGCTGATGGTTGCGTCCATTGTTCTCTCCGGTTGTTGTTGTTGGTTAATTGGGCTGTGCTGCCCTGTTGCTGATGTATTTTACACAATCAATACCTTGTGTCAACAAGAAATACAATAATAAATTGTACAAGGGGGCAAAATAAAACCCGCGCCGTTTCTGGTCGCGGGTTTGCAGTTCTAAAAAATTTTCTAAGGGGTTAAATTTTCCAGCAAATCTGCGGCTTTTTCCGGGCTTTGTGTAATAAATACCGATACCCCTTTACTGTTTGCAGTCGCGATCAATCTTGCATATCCGGGTTGGTTGATGTCCTGTTGCACGATAACTAAAAGACCGTGAAGAGCGTTTGTTCTAGCAGGTGTGCTTCTTTCGTTAGCTTTGATTGCCACCGTGGTTAGCGATACAGCAGGAAGATTAGCTTCCTTCAAAAGCGCATTGATCTTTGCTAAGGCAGATGCGCGCGGCAGGGATCCTGTTTCCCAATTGCTAATCGATTGCTGCGATGTTCCCAAGCGCGAGGCTAGATCTTCTTGATCCCATTGCATTTTGGCTCTTAATTCTCTGATTACATTTGCAATATCCATACTGCATACCTTTCGAGATTGTTTTGACTCGCTATTATACAAGCAAATGATTGTTTTTTGAAATGTTTAGCTTGTACAACTAAACAGGGGGCTTGTACAATGTTCGCGTTTTTAATTACCAAAGAGGAAAGGGATATGTCTAACTCAGGCATCAGGTCGGTCGTCAGCGCGGCGGGCGGCCAAGTCAAATTAGCCGGGCTTCTCGGGGTCACTCAGCAATCAGTCAGTTTGTGGGTTCGTCAAGGGTTTGTGCCGGTCAGCCGCGTTGTAGAAATCGAATCACAGTTTGGCGTGCCTCGTCTTGAACTGATCAATCCACGGCTGCGCGCCACCTTGGAAGATCACGGGGGGCGAATATGAGCGCGCGTCAATTATTAGAAGATGTCTTCGACGCGATCGCGCCTCTTACAGATCCCTATTGGAATGAGCTAAGGCTTCGCATTGCAGCCGAGCTGGACAATCCATCACCCGCTTCGGGCGTTGAACAGATCGGGTGGATTGCCGAATCTTCCTATCGGCTCATTTTAAACGAGGGCGCTTGGGACGCTCTTTCCTTATATCAATCTAGTCGAAGTCTGGAACATCCCATTCCCGTATTTAGATCCTTAGACTTCAAATAGCCGAGGCAGCAATGGTGGCAAAACAATTAGAAACACCGCTCTTCCTCGAAAAAATTCCTAATGCCTTACGCAAGTTTGACCGTTGGTCGCCTTGGCGCGCACAGTGGAACGAAAAACGCGGCAAGTGGGACAAAATACCGCAGGTGGTGGACAACCTGAACTACAACCTCTCGACCAACAAAGTTAAAAGCTGGGTGTCGTTTGACCATGTGGTCAAGTCTTTGGATTTGAGCAAGTCAGCGGGGCTTGGCTTTGTGATGACCGGCATCAAGGGCTTGATTGCGATTGACCTGGACAATTGCATCGGTGAGCAGTGGGCGCAGGACGTGATCGCGATGGTCAATAGTTACACCGAGATCAGCCCAAGCGGTAAGGGTTATCGGATATTTGCGTTCGGCGACTTAGACACCGACTGGAATAATCACGAAGTCGGGATCGAAGTCTACGGCGGCAACGAAGCGCGCTTCTTAACCGTGACCGGCAACGTGCTGAACGGATCGCCGGGCGACGTTATGTCTGTCCACCAGGGTGTGTTCGATCGCTTGGCCAAACTCTATGCGCGCGAGAAACGTAAGGCCGAGATCATCGATTTGAATATGCCTGACTTGATCGATGACCTGTTGCTGCCTTCCACCGAATCGTTGCGGATCCCCGCGGCATCGCTCAAGTTCTTACTGTCCGGTGAGTTTGAGATGGATCGTTCCGGCGCGTTGTTCGGCGTGGGCGTGTCACTGTACGCTGCGGGGTTTTCCGATACGGAAGTGTTTTCTATCTTGGCCAACAACGACTATGCGATGGAAGTTGCGCTCGATCATCGTCGGCAAGATCACGACCGCGCGCTGCTTTACTTGTGGCGTGAGCATTGCGTTAAAGCCAAAGGCAAAGGCTCGGCGGCTATCGTCACCGATGCGGAGTTTGACGTGGTGGAATCTGTACCAGGCGAAGTCGAGCTGCCCAACTTCAAGCGCGATAAGAACGGACAGATTGAGGCATCTATTCAGAACGTCACGCTGGCGCTAAGACGATCGGATCTGTGCGGGATGGACATCCGGCACGACCGATTTCGCGATGAAATCATGTTTACACCGCACGGCGTGGCCAACGCTTGGCGCACCTTCACCGATGCTGACTATTCGCGCCTTCGCATTACGCTTGAAACCGGTGGCTTTAAGCCGGTGGGCCGTGAACTCATCCGCGACGTGGTGTTGTTGGTGGCGGATGACCGGCCGTTTGATTCAGCGATCCTTTGGCTTGACGGTTTGAAGTGGGACGGGGTGTCACGCGCTGAACGCTTTTTGGAAGTCTATTTTGGCGCAGTCGATTCGCCGTACACACGCGCGGTGTCCATGTATATCTGGACTGCGCTTGCCGGTCGTGTGATGTCGCCAGGGATCAAAGCCGATATGGTGCCGATTCTGGTCGGTGAACAGGGTGCGAAGAAATCTAGCTCGGTGGCGGCAATGGCCCCGAACCCCGACTTTTTTACCGAAGTGTCCTTCCACGAAAAGGACGAAGACCTGGCCCGCAAAATGCGAGGGCGTTTGATTGCCGAGATCGGCGAGTTGCGCGGCCTTCATACCCGAGAGCTGGAATCGATCAAAGCGTTTATCACCCGAACGCATGAGAACTGGGTGCCGAAATATCGCGAGTTTGCCACTTCGTTTCCAAGGCGTTTGGTGTTCATCGGCACCACCAACCAGGAACATTTCTTGGCGGATGACACCGGCAACCGGCGTTGGTGTCCGGTGCGAACCTGTATGGCCGACATCGACGCGATCAAGCGCGATCGTTTGCAACTGTGGGCAGAGGGGCGCGTTTGGTTTGAGCTATTCGGTGTGGCGTTTAAAGATGCCGAGCGATTGGCGCAGGACGTTCACGATGAACACACCATCACCGAACCGTGGGCCGATTCTGTTGCGGATTGGTTGGACGCACCGGATGCGCTTTCGGGCGACACCCCACGAACGCGCGAATTTTTGCAGGTTCACGAAGTCGCGCGGGATTGCTTGCATATTGAAGCGCGTAATTTGAAACGGGTTGACCAAATGCAAATCGGTAAAATTTTACGCGCTCAAGGGTATGAAGCCGGTCGGGTGTTCCAAAACGGTAAACAGATGCGGGTTTGGGTCAAAGTTAAAGCAAATTAGGACAAAACTAGACAGAACTAGACAGAACGGGGTTTGGTTGTGTCTAGTTATAAGTTATTGATTTTTAATCTATTAGACAACCTAGACAACCTAGACATCTATATATGAAGTGTATGTATAGATAGGTACATATATGTAGGTAGGGGGATAACAATAAGAAACGATGTGTCTAGGTTGTCTATGGTGTCTAGTCGATTGAATCTGCATGAAATGCGGGGAATGGTTTTGATGAAAAAACTGGTGGCGGTGAACGAAAACGGGTTGCGAATTGGAGAGGATCATCACCGAGCTAAATTGCTTGATGAGGATGTCGAACATATACGCGCCTTGGCTGAGGGTGGGATGCGTTACGCGGAAATCGCGGAGAAGTTTGAGATTAGCAAGTGGATGGTTGGCAGAATTTGCCGCTTTGAACGCCGGGGACAAACTACGGCAAAATTGAAATGCACCTATATCGGCGATGAGTCGGGAGAATGAAAGCATGAGCAGAGTAACTTACAGCGAAGAGATTGCAGACGAGATCTGCGCGCAGCTTGCAGATGGACAATCGCTGCGCGCTATTTGTCGCGCAGGGAGTATGCCGAATTGGCGGACGGTGTGCCGGTGGATGGAATCCAACGATGATTTTGCCAGCAGGTGCGCGCGCGCGAGAACTTTACAAGCGGACGTTTTGGAATCTGAAATGGCCGATATTGAACGCGATACGCTTGATGGCTCGGTCGATCCTAAAGCCGCTAACGTGGTGCTATCGTCCAAGCGTTGGCGCGCGGCCAAACTCGCGCCTAAGAAGTACGGCGACCGGATACATACAGAATTAACCGGTGCAGATGGTGGCCCTGTCCAGATCGACGACACCGAGCGCGCGGCCAAAGTGGCGGCGATTCTTGCCCACGCCCAGACCAGACGTGATGCCGATGCAAGCGACCTCGTTTGATCCAGTCCTTCTCAAATACCTCACACCGGCAGAACTCGCAGAACTCGATCAACTGATTGCCAGTGACAAAACGCTTTGGCGACCACTACGCGGCCCGCAAACCGTCGCGTACGAATCCACTGCGGACATCATCGGCTATGGTGGTGCTGCCGGTGGGGGTAAAACCGATTTGGCTTGTGGTAAGGCTTTAACACGCCACCAAAAGACATTGGTGCTACGCCGCGAAGCCACGCAGCTCACCGGTATCGTTGATCGATTTACTGAGCTACTGGGCAGCCGCGATGGATTTAACGGCGCAGAACGAATCTGGAGGCTGCCAGGTAAGCAAATTGAGTTTGGCTCTACGCCCAACGTGGATGACTGGAACAAATACCAAGGCCGACCGCATGACCTCTTGATCTTCGACGAAGCGGCCAACTTCTTGGAATCGCAAGTACGCGCGTTGCTCGGGTGGTTGCGCTCGGTTGATGCCAATCAAAAATGCCAGGCGCTACTGACGTTTAACCCGCCGACCACGGCAGAGGGCCGTTGGATCATCACGTTCTTTGCGCCGTGGCTAGATCCCAAGCATCCCAACCCCGCACAACCTGGTGAGCTGCGCTACTTTGCGATGGTCGATGGTAAAGAGATCGAATGTGCGGACAGTACGCCTTTTGCTCACGGCAACGATACGATCAAACCGATGTCACGCACGTTTATTCCGTCGCGCATATCGGATAACCCTTACTTGATGAACACCGGCTATATGTCCACGCTGCAAGCGTTGCCGGAACCTTTACGCTCACAGATGCTTTACGGGGATTTCATGGCTGGAATAGAAGACGATCCTTGGCAAGTGATCCCGACAGCATGGGTGGAAGAAGCCCAAGCGCGTTGGGTGCGACCTGCCAAACTTGAACCGATGGACTCGCACGGGGTGGACGTGGCACGCGGTGGCCGCGATAGCACGATCCTGGCTCGAAGGCATGGCATGTGGTTTGACGTGCCACTAGTCTATCCAGGCACCGCAACACCGGACGGCCCCACCGTGGCGGGTTTGGTGATTGCCGCTAACCGCGATCAATCCCCGATCCACATTGACGTGATCGGCGTGGGTGCATCGCCTTACGACTTTCTGAAAGACACCAACCAACAAGTGATCGGCGTGAACGTTTCCGAAAAAGCTACCGGCTTGGATAAGTCAGGGCGCTTGCATTTCAAGAATCAACGCTCGGAACTTTGGTGGCGGATGCGCGAGGCGCTCGATCCCACCAACAACACCGGCATTGCTTTACCACCGGATCCTCGGCTACTGGCTGACCTGTGCGCGCCCACCTGGTCATTGTCGGGATCAACGATCTATGTTGCTAGTCGCGAAGAGATCATTGCCAAGATTGGCCGATCCCCCGACTACGGCAGCGCGTATTGCCTGGCCTTGATGGACACACCCAAGCGCGCCTTCCTACCTTACGGCGTATCGTCTAACGCACGCCGCAACATTCTCGACTACGATCCCTACGCGGGTTGATGCACTTACCGCCTCATGGTGCGCTTAGGCTTTGGCACCATGAGCGAGATCACTATCCAACCCTGCACCGTTACTGGCATCGTCGAGGCTTCCACCTACGAAGCCTTGATCGCTGCCTATGCTGCCGAGTCCGCACTGGACGAGATGCCCGCACCCGAACCCGACATTGCGATGTACCACGCGCTCGAAGCCAGTGGATCACTCAAGATCGTTGGGGCGTTTTGCCAAGGGCAATTGGTCGGTTTTATTGCGTGCAATATGAACTACGCGCCGCAATACGCCGCAATCGTTGGTTTGACGATGGTGTTCTTTGTCGATCAAGCACACCGCACTTTTGGCACCGGCGCGCGCATGGTTGAAGCGATGAAGCACTTGGCCAAAGCGCACGGCGCAGTGGGCTTGATGATCGGCGCACCGGCTGAAAGTCGTTTGGCTAAAGCAGCACCGATCCTGGGCTTTAAAGAAACCAATCGCTTGTTTTTCAAGACGATCTGATGAGCCTACGCGTACTCGATTCGATGGGCTTGCCAACGATGAGCCGCGAGGCTATCGACAAAGCGCACGCACTACACCGCGCGATGGAAGCACTACCGCAAGTGGACATCGAGATCACGCACAGTTTGCACGATGGCGTGTACACCCGCACCGCGTTCGTACCGGCCGGGGTCATGGTAATGGGAGTGCTTATCAAGATCCCCACCACGTTGATCGTCAGCGGCCATGCCAAGGTGTTTATCGGGGATGACACGGTTGATGTGCAAGGGTATCGCGTGATCGCGGGCGCACCTGGCAGAAAGCAAGCGGCATTGGCCCTTGAAGATACGCACTTCACGATGTTGTTTGCTACTAGCGCCAGCACGATTGAAGAAGCGGAAAACGAATTTACCGACGAGGCCGAGCAATTAACGACTCGCCAAGAATTTAACAAACTGAATACTGGAGTAAGCCCATGTCTGGAGTTGCAATAGGAGTCGCGGCCGCTGCCGCCGTTGCTGGTGTTGGTGTCAGTGCAATGCAAGGTGCAGATCAAGCCGACGCTGCCAAGAAATCAATGCAACAAGCGCAAGCCAACGCGGACAGAACCGCCGCGCAAGCCGATCAAGACTTTAACCGCGCCAACCAAAAGAAGCCGGATACCTCGGCCATTTTGTCTGCCGCGCAACAAGCGGGCAAGGGCGGACAGTCCGGCACGATGTTGACCGGTGCGCAAGGTGTTGATCCAAGCGCGTTGACCTTGGGCAAAAGCACACTATTGGGTTCGTAAATGAAGCAGACGCCGCCAAGAGATAAGCTGCTCACTCGTTGGGGGCAGCTCAAAACCGAACGGGCTACCTGGTACCCGCATTGGAAAGAACTGTCTGACTACTTGTTGCCGCGTTCTGGCCGGTATTTCATACAGGATCGCAACCGGGGCCAGCGCCGCCACAATTACATCTATGACAACACCGGCACCCGTGCGCTGCGCGTATTGGCTGCGGGCTTAATGTCGGGCCTTACCAGTCCAGCACGTCCGTGGTTTCGCTTGGCTACGAATGATCCGGCCATGATGGAATCCCAAGAGGTGAAGCAGTGGCTCAATGAAGTCACCAACATCATGTTGACCGTATTCCAAAAGTCCAACACTTACCGCGCGTTGCACGCGATGTATGAAGAGCTTGGCACCTTTGGCACCGCGTCCTGTTTGGTGATGCCCGACTTTGATAACGTGATTCACCTGTTCCCGCTCACCATTGGCGAATACGCTATTGCTACCAACTGGAAAGGCGAAGTCACCACGCTTTATCGCGAATTTCAAAAGACCGTTCACGAAGTAGTCGAAGAGTTCGGCATCGACAAGGTGTCGCCGTCCACACGTTCGATGTTTGAACGCGGATCACTGGATCAATGGATCACTATCATTCATGCGATAGAGCCGCGCGCCGATCGTGATCCGAACAAAAAAGACGATTTGAATATGCCTTGGCGTTCGGTCTACTTTGAAGTTGGATCAAACCCAAACACCTACCTGCGCGAGTCTGGCTTTAACCGATTCCCTGCTGTTTGTCCGCGCTGGGCAACTTCGGGTGGCGACATCTACGGCAACAGCCCAGGCATGGAAGCCTTAGGTGATATTAAGCAATTGCAACACGAACAATTGCGTAAAGCCCAAGGCATCGATTACAAAACCAACCCACCTTTGCAAGTGCCAACGTCCATGAAAAACCGTGACGTTGAACGCTTACCAGGTGGTGTGACTTATGTTGACGTTGCTGGTGGAAGCCAGGGCGTTAAAACCGCGTTCGAAGTGAACCTCGACCTGTCCCACCTGCTCGCTGATATTCAAGACGTACGGCACCGCATAGAGGGATCTTTCTATGCGGATCTTTTTCTGATGTTGGCTAATCAGTCCGATGCCAGAATGACCGCGACCGAAGTGGCAGAACGACACGAAGAAAAGCTATTGATGCTCGGCCCTGTGCTGGAACGATTACAAAACGAGCTACTGGATCCGTTGATCGAGATTACCTTCGATCAAATCATGGCGGCCGGTATCGTGCCACCTCCACCCGAAGCGATGCAAGGCCACGACATCAACGTCGAGTTGGTCAGTATGTTGGCCCAAGCGCAAAAAGCCGTTGGCACTAACAGTATTGACCGCTTTATTGGCACGATCGGCTCGGTGGCGCAGTTCAAGCCGGAAGTGTTGGACAAGATCGACGGCGACAAACTGACTGACATATATTCCGATTCGCTGGGCGTTGATCCTCGGATCTTGCTAGGGGATGACAAAGTAGCGGCCTTGCGCCAGCAACGCGCCCAAGCCCAGCAACAAGCAACTCAAGCGGCCATGATGAATCAAGGTGCGGATACCGCACAGAAACTAGCCAGCGCAAAAACCACAGATCCCAGCCTTTTAACCGATGCAACCGCCGCGTTTAGTGGCTACACCTAAGGAGTTTTAACTATGGATTCGAAACTAACGAATTTGAAATCAGAAAACACCGCACCGGCTGAAGGTGCTGTTGCGGTGACACCGAGCGATTCCACCGACTTAACATCGTTGTGCCGGGCGCTTTACGTTGGATCAGGCGGCACCGTAAACGTCGATGTAGCTGATGGAAGCACAGTGGCTTTTGTTGGCGTAATCGGGGGAACAATTTTACCTGTGCGAGTTGCGCGCGTTCGAGCAACAGGAACCACAGCTACTAATATCGTTGCCCTGTACTAATATGCAATTAACACAAATATCACTCGCATTATCTAGTGTTTTAAATGCAAAGATCAGACCCTCGCTTGACTTGGACTTTACGCAAGGTTCTTTAAACCCTCGCATTACATTCACAAGAGCAAGTTCCGCAACACAATACAATTCGGTAGGAACGCTCATATCAGTCGGTTCCGATGTTGCACGACTTGACTACGACCCTGCTACTTTAGCGCCAAAAGGTTTGTTGATTGAAGAGCAAAGGACTAATTTACTTATCTATAGTAGTGAGTTTGATAATGCGGCTTGGGTGAAAACTAGAGCTACAATAACTGCAAATGCAACAACTGCACCTGACGGGACTACAACTGCTGATAAGTTAATAGATGATGGAGCAACTGTAGGTCAAGGATATACTAGACAAAATGTAACCTACACAAATATACCTTATAGCTTTTCTTTTTACGCGAAAGCGGGGGAAGTTACTTCTGTTACATGTCACATAGTAGACAGTAATGGTGTAGTTTCTGCATCCAACGCTATTGTAGATTTAATCTCTGGAACAGTTACCTCTGGTAGTGCTAATGTTGTTAGTATCGGTAATGGATGGTGGCGAATAAGTGTAATCGGTACTCCTACAGCTAGTTCTGGCTCTGTCAGGATATTACTACCTACTGATACAGCTACTACGGATGGAATCTACATCTGGGGCGCTCAACTAGAAGCAGGCGCTTTCTCAACCTCATACATCCCAACAACCTCAGCTACCGTAACTCGTGCGGCAGATAATGCTTCAATGGTAGGTAGTAACTTTTCGAGTTGGTATAACCAGAGTGGGGGGACGTTGGTGGTTAATGGAGATACAGTATCTAATAGCGGTAATAGAGTTTATTTTGATGTTGGTGCTAATGGTGCTTTTGGTACTACAGCTTATACTGTCCAAACATCAACCTATGTCGGTTTATTGCCGGGGGCTGCGCCTGTCAATATGACCTCAACAGTAACTACCACCGCACTAACAAACAAAATAGCTACGGCTATGCAAAACAATAACTCAATAATTGCGGTCAATGCTTCGTTAGGTGTTGTAGATGCTGCTTGTACAATGCCTGCAAGCGCTACAACATTAACAGTTGGTGGTACTCAATTTGGGGGTACGTTTGGTAATTACCTAAACGGTCACATCCAATCCATCAAATACTACCCAACGCGTTTACCTAACGCAGACTTACAGAGGCTAACAAGATGATTGACTATTACTTAAAGTTTAAAGACCAAGCCGAAGCTGTGAATGTGTTATCTAAACTATCCTTTTTATCAGAAATAGGTGTAGTTATAGTATCTACAGGACTAGCTTCTATTGACTTTGTAGGTATTATCCATAAACCAACGGGTAACATGCTAGAAGATATAGATGGTAATGAATACCCTGAA